TTCAGATCAGTAAAGAACTTGAGAATAGACTCATCTGCCTTAACACTCTGTTCGTTAATCTTCTCAATCTGCCCTTCAAGGGACTGTTTGAGTTTATTCTGTTCACTAAGAACAGATTTTCTTAACTTTTTATCATCATCCTTAAATGTATTACGAAGTTCCCAGATTCTAATAGAAGTTTCTTTTATCTCTTTATAGATTTTATCCTTAGTTTCTGTGATTCTATCGTTTGTTTGATCAAGATTGTCCCCAAGGTTTTTTACATCAACTTTAAATTCAAATTCTTTAACCTCAAGAGACTCATTTAGTTCATTAACCTCACGATTAATCTTCTCTTTGATTATATCAATATGCCCTTGTACTTTGCAGAAGTCATCATCGATGAGACTGAAAGTTTTACCAATCCAAGAGAAGTCTGGGACTTCCTGAACTTCCTGAATCCAGTCAGGGAAGGTTGGAATAGCCTCATTTACCTGTTCAATTCTTGATTTGAGAGATTCAAGATCCTCTTCATAGTATTTTACTTCTGGAAGACTTTTTATTTCTTCCTTAATGTCGATAATTTTATCATAAATTGAGTTAATGTCATGGTCATAGTACTTGACCGTAGGAATTTTTGACTCAATTTCAAATAATTTACCCTCAAATTCTTCACTTTGAACACTTAGGACATCAATTTTATCTGTCTTTGCATAATTTGATTGAATTTGTTCAATTTGAGCACTAATTTCCGCTAATTGCTCATCATAATACCTAATTTCAGGTATTTCTGGAATATCTTTTCTTACATCATTGACTAAACGGACCAATTCCGACCATTCTGGAACCTGAACAACGTCAGTTACTTCTAGAAATGATTCTCCATCGGAATTTTCGATGGTCTGTGTCTCTTCCTCTACAGTTTTTTCAAGAAAATCTTCGACTGAGGGCAGATTTTCTTCTTTAAATTCTTCTACTGACGGTAAATTCTCAGGATCTTCTATGAAATCCCTATAAGAAGGTAAATTATTATTATCACGCGACATGTCAGTTATTAGTAAGAATACTTTGGGATTTCTCTCCCGTTCTTACTATTTATCATTAGTATTTTTCTTCAATAACTTTTGAAGTTCAGCTGTTGAACCAACAAAAAGTGCATTATTAACAGTGGTTGGACCCTTAAGATCTTTTTCATCCTCCACATCTTTCAACTTCTGTTGTAATGTGAGAAGTTTGTCGGTAGCATCAGCTACGTTCTTGATCAATTGACCGGCAACTTCATATGCTCTAGGCATCTCACTCTCCTGTGCCAACTCAAGAATACCATTAATAGCCTCTTGCCCCTTTTCAATGATGGAATAAAGGTTACCTCTTGTGTATTCGTAGTCTTTTCTGATATCTTCAGAGTCAGTTTTTATTTTCTCAATCTTTGAACTAGTGATATTCCTTTGAACTTCTACCTCAACAGATTCAACGTTGAAAGTTTCATCCAGTTTTTCATACTTATCAGTCATATATTACCTCAGAAAACCATACCATCAAAACCAAAGTCATCACCAACCTCAATGAAGTTAGCATCATTGGCTGTAATGGTCTTAATTGCAGAACCAAGAACGTGTTCTTTGACCTCAGTTCCGTCTTGACCTCTTTTGACAGTGATGTTGTTTCCACTGACTTTCTCAATATACATCTCTTCTTTATTAATTTCAATATATGTTGCTGCTGATAGTTGAGATGCATCATCTACAGTAATCACTTTCTCTGTAGAATCTATGTTTTCTGTAGTAGTGGTGACGACACTGTCATCATAATCCTGAATAGCTCTTGGTGCAACTCTGTAGGAGATGTCTCTTTCTGGATTTCTAAGACCTGGACTAGCGGACCCAGCAACGTAACCAACAGTAACTTTTCTGATAATATCATTTGAAACATCTGTTAGAGGTCCGAAGATGAATGTTTTAGCTGTAAATGTTAAAGTATATACAAGAGATCTTCTGGTCTCAAAATTACCCTCATAATCATCTTCCATTTGGATACCCTCAAGTTGAATGGGTATATCTCTCTTCTCTTTAAAATCACCAAGAAAATTGATTGGAAGATTGTAAGACGGTTGAAAATGTGGAAGAATTTGTTCAACAATCTGCAACATATCATCATTCAGTTTTGTCATGATAGACAACTGAATAGTCATGTTATATGGTACGGGAACATATCCTTTCTTTACTTCACTACCAGTCGTATTTTTGACTACAAACTGTTGTGTCTGAGTTGATTTTCTAGTAGGATCATACTGAAGATCGGTGAACTCAAATGACATCCTCGGTAAGGACATTTGAGTTGACTTATTCAGATTAGCTTGTTGTTCAATCCTAGCAAGAAACTTCTGAGTTGGTCCATATGCCAATGGGACTCTCAGAGTACTAACACTATTGTCAGATTCATTTTTATGTTGAATTTCAATCCCATTAAACATTGATCCGAATCCGATAATTACGGATCTAAAGATCTCATTATAGAAATACTCAAACATCAGTCTAGTGTTTATTTGTTACTATTTAGATTAAGGCATCCCAAAGGGGTTCTCAGAACTAAAGTCTATGATTTTATTACCCTCAGATTGGAATGTGTCGTTCTCAGCAAATGTATCAACTAAGTCATCTTTATTGACTGCACTAATCATATATGATGCTCCAGAATCTTGACCAACAATTCTTTCACCAACAACAAAGTTACCGGTAACAATAGAAATTTCCAAATTGTTTATTGTAGAATTCCAGTTTTTAACTCTAGCTTGAGTTCCAGATTGAGAACCAACTACAATCTCATTGAATGTGAATGATCCAGATCCACTATTAGTATTTCCAATACCACCAATCACAACCTCTGGTGTGAGAACATATTGTGATCCACTATTGATAATGTACACTGACTCTACTGTACTCGAAGCACCAACGATGGAACCAGCTGTTGCTGTAGTTACACCAAGAACTTGATCAACATAATTTTTCTCACCAGTGTCATTAGTGATGGTGATTGTTGGCGGGAGTAGGTATCCACCACCACCATAAGTTACATCAATACCAGTAACAATACCACAGTTCTGAATACCAACTTCAACGATAGCTGTTCTGATTCCAGTGTTAGTGGTTGTTTTACTAATTGTCAGAGTGGAAACTCCGATACCAGTTACAAATGTGATATCTGGGAATACTTGAATATTTGGATTGTAGTACTCACTATATCCAGTTCCTATTCTGATTCTATCCCCAACAACCATATTTGTGGTATTAATATTAGTAATTGTTGTAGTAGAAATACCAATAGTACCAGTTGTTTTGATTGAGTCAAATCTGATTGTAGAAATACCAGTTGCTGTGAACTGTGTGGTTACACCAGTTGGTGCAGTAATAGAAACGTTAGGAGTGGATTGATAACCAAATCCACTATTACCAATGGAGAGTGATGTGACTGTACCAGCGATGGATATTGTAGCTGTTGCTGTAGCTTGAACTGGTGAGGGATTACCACTAAAACTAATATTAGGTACAACAGTATAACCAGCACCAACAGTTGCTGATGTTCCAACTGCCCATGGGTCTACTGGATTGAAGGAAATTGCAGTAACAATACCTGTTATTGGGTGAATCGTAGCGATACCAACAGCTTGTACTGTTGGTGCATCCATGTAACCAGAAGTGGTGATAGCAACAGTTGGTGCTGTCGTGTATGATCTTCCTGTAGTTGTAAATGCAACTGAACCTGAATCAATAGAAGAACCAGCGATACCTATTGAAGCTGAAACAAATGAGAACCCAGGATGATTAATTGTTACTGTTGGAGGTGAAGTATAGAACTTACCTTCTGTAGTTATTGCAAGACTTTGTACCGTTCCTCCATATAGACCGAAGTCGTCAATGGTAGCGGAACCAAGAGCCCCGCTTCCAGTTCCAGTTGGGGGATCAAACGTGACAGTTGGAGCCGTCTTATAATAGACACCACCAGTTGTTCCATATGGGAACAGATAAGACGAAGATCCAATACTGATAGGTGCAGATATGACACTCACACCAGCTCCCACTTGTGACGGAGTATCTAAAATCGATGTGGCAGCTGCTCCTACATGTTTTGGTGTGGAGATACCAACTGATGGAAGATCAATGTAACCACTACCACCAAGTGTTACTGTGACAAACTGAACAGAACCTGTTGTGCTGATGCCTGATGTAGCTGCCGCACCCACGCCGGTTTCTCCATTTGGTGTTGTTAATGTGATCCAAGGTGCAACAGTGTATCCACATCCAGAATTAGTGATATAAATGCTAGAAACTTTTCCAACTGGTGTACCATTACAACCAATAAATTCATTAGTAATAGTTGCAATGCCAGTAGCGGTCACCCCACCAGATGGAGCAGAACTAAATGCCACAACAGGTGCAATACTATAATTGTTACCCATATCAATAATGGAGATGTCATTTACAGATCCACCACTACAGAGAGTAGCTGTTGCCAAAGCAGTAGACGCGACACCGATAACAGTAAGAGTTTGAGTGTAACCAGTGTTGATATCTGTAATTTCATCATCAATATCTTCAATACCAGTATCAATAACCTCATCCTCATATCTGAAGAGTTCAAGTTTTAATTGATAGACGTAGTTCTTTTCTAATTGATAGAATGGTTGTTCATGTTCGACATATTTGATTTCAAAAAGTTTATCACCAAGTGGAAACCATACTAGATCACCCTCTCTTGGTCTGTGTGTGACACCCTTCATACCTGGAATATCTTTCATGAAGGGTGAAATATATTCTTGATATCTTTCCTTTGAGATAACCAATGTCAAGTCATCTTTCTCTTGAATACCAAACTTAGATAAGAGTGTTCCCTGACCACCAAATCCTTCATAACTATCCACATATGCCTCAAGTGGATAAGCATTCTCAAATTTCGATTCAATAACCTCCTTGATTATCGTCTTTTCAGTTGCATATTGTCTTGGGAGGTAGTATACTTCTACCCCATACATTTTGAGCTGTTCGTTTACCAGACTCTGTATTAGACTCTGTTCGTTTTTAGAACCGTTGAGAAAATATGGATTAAGCATTAATCTTACCCGATAAGATCAAGAGGTGGAATTTCATATGTAGACATCATCTTATCTTCGATCTTATCAAGTTCAGACTGAGCATCATCATAGATCTGTCTTCCATTGAACTCAATACCACCAGGTAGTTTGACACCTTGGAACTTAATCAAGTTCTGACCCCACTGTTTCTTAATCAGAGATGTTAGATACTTTTTCAAAAATACATCATTAAAAACATCAGTAGCTTCGGCTGGATTCAATGCTTTCCAACAATCAATAACCAGATAATCACCAACATTTAGATCGCTATAAGCAACATCCAGATACATTCTATTTTGTCTTTGATTAAATCTAATCTGTTTATGAGTATTCAACAAGAAGTTCAATGTCTCAAGATAGGACATTGACATTGAGTAGGATAGGATATCCTGTGTTCCCCAATAGTGAACATCATTCAGAAACATCTGATACTTCAAACTAAACATGTTCTTGGTATCCAGACCCATCAAGGCATCCCATTGGTACACTTTATTGATACCAATAACATCATTAGGTATTTGAATATAATTGCTATTCTCTTGATATGTAAATGTCGTTGGTGTTCCCGCCATATTAGCAGAAGCTGTTGTCACAGCCATACCGACATTACCCCTTCCACTAGGAGCACCAGTTGGTACAGCTTTAGCTCTATCTAAATCATCTTGAGTTATCTCATATTTCAGGTAAGTTTGAATTACCCCATCAAAATGTCTTTCTTGAAATAATTGAATTGCATCGTCCAATAGGTCGTGGACCTGCTCTTCGGCAACATTAATTTCAACTACAGGAGCACCCAACTGTCTCAGACAGTAGTCTATCAATTCTTGTCTAGAGGAGGGCTTCGCCATTTATATACTATAACTTTTTACTATTTAGATAGCTGCTGAGATCCCTGACACCACAGTGACATTACCCTCAGCTAATCTATACACAGTCGTTCCAGAACCTACAAGAATATCCCAAACGTATCTACCTGGTTTTAATTTATCAGTATTAGTTTTATTCATAGAGATCTCAAATTCACCATTAATCGAACTAGTAAATCCAACAACAAATGTACCAGCAGGAGACATACTAGATCCTATGGATACAGACTTAGCCATCTGAGATGAGGCTGTCCAACTAGTAAAGTTAAAGTTAGATTTGTCCTGATTAACAACTTTGAAAGTTGAACTAAAATCAGACCTAGTATTGATAACCAAATTGACTCCATACGCTGAAGCATTAGAGTCAGGGTTAAAAGTAATTGTATTATTTGCCATTAGTTAATACTTGTAACATACGTTTGATATCACCAATGTCTAATTCAAGTTTATCAATCCTCTCCTTTTCGGAGAGGAGTTTCTTTCGATTGTTCATATAGGTTTGATAGTCATTAGATCTATTGTTGATAATAGCTCCTGTTTCAGAATCACGATATAGACCCGGATGGCCTTCAACTGGAATATGTGTCATGCTAATCCAAGGGTTCTAAAGTTCCTAATCATTGGTGGACTTGCTTGATTGGTTGATGTACCAATCAGTTTAATTCTAAATGAACCAAATGCTGGTAGATTATCTATGGAGAATTTGTACTCTCTATACATGCTGATACTAGGATCTTGATTCAATGAATCACTCTTCGTGATTGGTTGATCGGGAGCTCCGTTACTACTATTAAAGTTGATAACAGATCCATTGGATGCGAAGTTGTTGGAACCAGGGAATGGTGTGAAGATTACATCTTTAGCTGGTCCTTCCTGATCGATAGCAAAGAATACTCTGATGTCAGAATCTTTAGTCAAGAATGCGTCAAGGTAAACTTGAATAGAAGTTCCTGGGTTTGCAAGAATGACTGGTTTTGTCACGTACATAAACTTATTAGGATCTGTAAGAACACTGTCAACTCTAGGATCGTTAGCGTAATCAGATACTGGTTCATTTACTCTGTTTGAGATTAGAGTTACAGACATTTGATCAACATCAACTGCTGGTGAAATCCTACTATCAGAGGAATTTAGGTCAAGACTAATAGACATTGACTTATTACCAGGAAGATCATCAAGGAACAGATTTTCATTAGTTGGCGAAGCCATCATTCTCTGAGTATCAAAGTAGTTGACCTGACCAAGAGCGATCTTTTCAAATCCTTGATCAACGAATGGTCCTTCATTACCAGAGATACTGGTAGCCGAGATTGTTCTCATTGATGGATCAATACTAGTTCCGGTTGGAGTGATAGTTTCAATCTTAGGAATTGCCTGTGAGAATGGGATATTGTAAGAACCCATTGCTTTGTTACCACCACCAGAATCAGAAGTGTCGAAGTACAATTTAGGATAAATTGAACCAGTTCTGTCTAGACCATTCTGTGACATATCGATCTTAACTTTATAGAAGTCAGTATCGAATGCATTAGGTTCTGTGACTGCGTTCATCAGATGATCCTTATTAATTCTTCTCAGAGATACGCCATGGAACTCATATTTCTGAACAATCTCATCAACACCATGATCAATGATGTTTGTATCATCAATACCTCTAGTAATACCAGTCAATTCATTACCAGACATGCCAGTATACTTAATGATCTCATCATTCATCAAGATATAACCAGGATTGGTAATTCCAATTCCAAGATGTTCAAATATACCAAAGTTCGATGTATTTGCAATCGCGATGGATGTTGTAGAGTCAGATTTGTACTCTGTAGTAAGAGTTGTATGTGAAATGTTAGAACTAATATCCTTCAGAGATACGACGTTTGTATTGGAATACATTCCATGATTTCTCTGGTCAATTCTGAGATGATCAC